CGACATCGCCAAGCGCGTCGCCGGCAAGGTCGAGAACCGCGACCTCGACACCCGGCAGCGCCGACTCAAGAAGGTCAACGATCGTCTTGAGCGGATCCTCGTCAAGCGCGAGGGCTTCGAGGAGTACGAGTTTGAATAAGCGTCAGGAGGCGACGGTCAGCGTCCGCATCAGGGAGTCGGACTACGACGCCCTGATCGAGATCATGTCGCGCCACGGCCTTCGCACGGTCAAGGATGCCGTCACGCATTGCGTGCAGAAAAACACAGGAACCTGCCACGTGGCAGGTCCCTGTGCAAGAGGAAAAGATGGCTCTTGATCAGCGGGTGCCAGAGACCGCGATGTAGTCGACGGTGAGAGGCTGCGGAGTGCTTGAGGTAGTTGCAAGCGTTGCAACCTGCCATCCCATTGCCGCCGGGGTTCCCGAGGTGTTGTCGTACTGCACGACACTACCGACCTTCAGGCCGTTGATGTACGCCTGAACGTTGCGACCATCGACATAGAAGCCGATGCGGTAGAAACTTGCAGAAGAGAGCGCGGACGGAATGACCAGAGCGGTCTCGCTCATTGTGCCAGTGGATCCACGAACGCAGAGTTGGAGAGTCCGGTTTGCAACAAAGCCAGTAAGGCTATCGGTGCCACCGTCTCGTCCAATCATGATGCTGTCAACCGGAACAGCGATGTTTGCTCCGCTGAACACGTTTGCCGACGGAGTGGAAGTCAGTCCAACGGCAAAGGTGTTGGTCACCGCGGTGTTCGTGACTCGCGCCTCGAAGTACATGCGACGACCGGCAGAAAGAACCAGGAACCGGGAGTTCGATCCAACCAGCGTGACGTCGTTTGCGGTTGCCGAGGCATTGTGGGTCAGGACGAGCGTGCCTCCATGCGCGGTTCCGACCGTGGCCGTACCAAGGTTGGAACTGGTGTGCACCGAAGTTCCGGTGTAGTGAGCACCGACGGTTGCAGTTCCAGAAGTGGCGCTGAGGGTGAGACTGGCGGCACCTTCGACAAAGTCGAGGTACGAACGAATTGCGTTTGCCGGATCGAAGATCGCGTCCGCAAACTCCGCCCATCCGAGCGAGCCCTGCCCGGGCTTGGTGAGAATCTGTGCCATGTGTGAGGTCCCTTTCTGGCTTACGCCGAGACATCCGGATCAGCGGTGGCGAGCACGAAGTTCACGCGACGGTTCACGCACTGAAGGTTGAAAGTGGTGTCGATGTAGGTCTGGAAGACGGTGTGCTGGTTGCTGGCCTTCGTCGGGCCTTCCTCGCGCATGTACTCACCGGAGAGGAAGACGGGACGGTACGAGCCCCAGTTGATGCCGTAGATCGGGTCGCCAGTGCGGCCTTCGAGGTGGGGGCACCACGTCACGGGCACCTGACGGAACGTCACGCGGCCGTCCTTCGAGGCGATGTCGTTGCCCAGATTGTCGTTCTGGGTTTCGAGCACGCGCTCAAGCTGGCCGATGACGTTGTAGTTGGTGTAGTACCCGTAGGAGTTGCCGGTCTCGTAGTTCGGCTGGGCGACCGGAGCCTTGAAGTTGGTGAAGGTCGAAGCCTTGCGCCACTTCTTGATGAGGTCGTCCTTGGTCACGGCGGTGTAGTTCGCCGACCAGTTCTTCCAGTTGCCGTAGGTGCCAGAGTCGACGTTCGCCGCGCCGGCCGAGAAGCCGGTCGGGTTGCCGCCAAAGAAACCGCCGTCGCCGCTGGGAGAGCCGTAGGTGATCCAGTACGGGACACCGTAGATCGAGAGCGTGTCGGTCGAGCCAGCGGGACGGCGCCAGAAGCGCGTCTCCATGAAGCCGGCCATGTCGACCATCGCGTCATGACGACGGATGCGGACGAGGTCGACGATCTGCGCGGGGGCGCGGTTGATCGCGATCTCGCGACGCTCGATGGCGTACGACGTGGTGATGTGCCGCCACGGGATGTTGGCGGTGATCATCACGTCCGACACGTTGACCGCGTCGGTCGCGTACAGGCCGGTCTCCTTGGTGGCACCGGTCGTTCCGACCATGAGGTTCCACTGGATGCCGGTGCCGCTGGTGAAGGACACCTTGTTCTTGTTGAGGAGCTGCGGGAGAGCGATGTGCTCCTGCAGCGTGTACGAGATGTCGGTCCACTTCATCTCGCCGAGGTTGCGCTGGGTGGTGGTGATCAGATCTGCAATGTCGTCTGCCTGAAGAATGGGCATGGCCTACTCCTTACTCGAAGGAATCTCCTGCTGCGTACGGGTCGATCCCGCGGCTCTTGAACCACTCCGCGACGCTTTGCGCCGCACGGGAGCGTCCATTTGCGGGGTTCGTGGTCCGGGTGCCCGGACGGGACACGAACTGACCAGCACGCTTCGCGATTTTGCCTTCGATCTTGTTTCGCTCGATCTCAGACTTCATGTCCCCGAACGACGCGTTCAGGGCCATGTTCATCAGTTCGCCGGACTCCGGGATTCGTCGGTGCTTGGCCACGTAGCCTGCACGGATCGTCTGCACAGCGTCATCCAGCTTCTTGATGTTATCGACGTTGGGCTTCTCTTCGGTGCCGAACACCTTCGACCACTGGTCTCCAAGGCTTCGGACGAAGCCTGAGGTGAGGTCTGTACGGGAAGATTCGGCGAATCGCGATTCAAGCGCGCGGAACTTCTTCTCGTAGTGGTCGGCCATCTTCTTGATGGCCCGTGCCGCCTCCGGGTCGAAGGCGTTCTCTTCGTCGATCTCCAGATTGAGTTCGTCAGGATCGGGCGCAGGCTCGACTGCCTTCGTCTCGGCGACAGGCTCCTTCTGGATTCCAGCGGCGATGATCGAGAGCAACTCGTTCACGGCGTCTGGAGACTCAAGGCGCTGAATCACCGAATCAGGCAGCTTCGCCTCGCGGGCCTTGCTGACCAACTCGCTCTGCCAGTTGGTGGAGTCCTGCTCCGGAGCGATCTCCGTAGGAGGAACTTCCTGCTCAACTTCCTGATAATCATCGTAGCCGTCGTCGCGGATGTCAAGCGGATTGTCGATCTTGTCGTCAGGATTGTCAGTCACCGTAGCCTCCACTCTTGTCGTACATGCCCCTCATTCGGAGAAATGCCTTCCTGTGCCCCCGGCTTTCGAAGATTGCCTGCCCGGTCTCCGGGTGGAACCGCGTCGGAACGCCATTGCGCGACGCATGCTCCATCGCCTCGTTGACCTGATTGGGGTGCACGCCGGCAGCGTCGCTCATAAGAGGCCACGTGCCGGACGAATGCGAAGTGCCCCTGTGCTCCGAGACGACGTCGCGGATCAAGACTCGACCATCATCATGGACGATCGTCTTGTCAGGCCGCTGACGCCGAAGCATCTCGGACATGGACATCATGATCTCGACCTTCTCGCCCGTCTTCTCGTCCTTGTAGATGTAGAACGGCATCATTGACCCTGCACGTTGGCGGCTTGCATCATGGATGCGATGGCCTGATCTTGGCGACCTAGGGAGTCGCCGCCACGATCAGACCGGACGTAGTTCCGGGTAGTGGTGGGAGAGGAGGCGGAACCACCACCACCCGGAGGGGACGGCGCCTGCATGAGCTCCTGCGGCTCGACCTTGGTGACGAGATCGCCAACCTCGGGAGCGCCGCTCAGTTCGGCAGCCATCTTCAGGAATCCTTCGATGTCGGGCACCAGACCGCGCTGCTGGAGCAGCGGGGCCATCGGCACGATGAACGTCTGCATGACCTGCATCGCGGTTTGCAGGCGCTCGGCAGGGGTACGCGACTGCATCGAGAACGGAACGATCTCGATGGCATAGTCGAGAAACTCACCCTGCCGGCGCTCTGGCTTGATCTCGACGTCGATCGTCATCGTCGACATCGGGAGCTTCTTGCGGATGTAGATCGACCTTACCGGGTCGGTCCACATGTACCAGGCGATCGACTTGATCACCTTGGTCACCGCGTCGGTCGCGCGCTCCTGAAGTTCGGAGATGCGCATGGTCGCCTGTCCCTTGACAAGCTGCTCCTGACCGACGGTGTTGGTCGAGTTGTTCAGTCCGCCAAGCGCCTCAAGGTTTCCTCCGAAGTAGGAGGTGAGTTGGCGCAACTGCTGGAAGAACGCAAGGGCCGCCTGATCGACGCCGCCGTAGCGGATCTCCTTCGTCGCCTCCGGACGATCGACGGCAATCGCATCTCCGTCGTTTGCGCTTGTGATGCGGCGGCCGTCCTCCTGATTGCTCGAAGCGACCAGAGTGAGCGTCTTCTGCCGGTCAGCCTGACGGCCGAGCTTCCGGAAGACTCGGTTGCCGAGTTCGTGCAGGTCGACCAGAAGGGCCGCAGGAGGAAGGGGCATGATCTGCCCGGGCACATCTCCAAACGACAGGATGTGGAACGGACCACCTTCAGGTCCATCCCACTCGACCTTGCGCAGCGGCTCTTGATTCTCGATGCCGCCCGTTGGATCGCACTGGAACGTCGCGACGACGTTCTCGTACGGAAGCCAGATGTCCCACAGTTCGACGAGGTCCATGTACGACTCCTCGCCGTACGAACCGCCGTCGTCGACGAGGTTCGAGATCTTCTCGTCGCCCTGCTCGTTCGTGGTGCGCCGCTCGTACTTGACGAGCTTGCGGCCCTTGAACATCTTCATGTCCTCGACCGCCTCGATCGGAAGCGCATAACGGTTGCCGCAGAACTGGATCTGGTCCCACCGCTTCGCCGTGATGTCGAAGACAAAGTCCTCGAAGTCGACGGTGTCAGCGAACGGAGCACCGGGATCATGGGTGAAGCCCTGGATCTCCTTGGTTCCGCTTGGAGCAAGGCCGACCTTCATGACGCCCATGCCGAACATCGCGTCGAGGACCCACCGGCGCATCGAGTCGTCGAAGCGCATGTCGTCGATCGCGAGGTTGATCGCGATCTCCATGTCGTCGGCGAACGAGGCATGCTCGCTCGACTTCGGACGGATGATGACTCGCGGAGCCTTCGCGGCGACCTGACGGCGGTAGATGGAGAGGGCCATCTCCATGAAGTTGACGGGGACGCGGTCGGGCGCGCCGCCATCTGACCAAGAGCCGCCGACGAACTGCCGGATCATGGAAAGACGGCGCTCGCGGAAAGCCTGCAGCTTCCTTCGCGAGTGGTCGAATGCCGTTACCAGACGTCCAACGCGTCCGATGTCCATTACCAGCCGTCCCTTCTGCGCGCCTTCTCCTCATGCGCGACCCTTCGCTGCATGAGCGAACCTTCTGGAACAACCTCTACATGCTCCCTTGCCGCAGGAGCGCGTCTGGCGAGAGCATAGCAGCAGAGCGCGTCTGCGGTAGGGCGGTCGCCGTGATTATCCCTTGCTCCGCTCGGGTCGATCGTCCTGCTTGCCTTCGAGTGCTCGATGCCGCCGTTCGCCGTGTAGACGATCTCGCGCAACTCGGCCATCGCCTCGCGAGACCGGTTGATGAACCTGCCGTCGAGGATCGCGCGCCTGTAGTCTCCGAACACGGCCCTCTTGGCATCCTTGACCGGCCACCAGCCGGGGATTGGCTCGCTCTTCTTCGAAAGCGACTCTTCCCGCGTCTTCCAGTAGACGTTGCGGTATCCCATTTCGATGACGACGTCGCCAAAGTTCCTACCTGGGCCCGGAGCCTCCCAAATCATGTACGCGCCCTTGCCGGTGTCGTCGTGGAACCACTTGCACAGGGCGACCGCGTACCTGGCCAACTCGTCAGGGCGCAGCCGGGGCGTTGTCAGTTCGGCGACCTTCTCTCCGGTGTTCCGGTCGGCGACCGAGATGACCGAGTTGCTGCTCCCTGTTCCGGCCGAGATGTCAGCGCCGACGACATATCCACGGTCGTGCGCAACCTGACCTGACGCATCGACGCCGCACCAGAGCCTGAGCGAGCCTCCGCGGGACGGCACGAACAACCTAGGCGTGCCTGTAGACGGGTCGAACTCGAGTTCGCCGACATGCGACGCCGGCCTGCAGTGCTGCATCACCAGCCGGTCGATCTCCTTTGGATCGAAGAACTGGAAGTCCGACCCTTGGAAGTCGATGTCGAGTTCCTGCGCCACTTCCTGAGGGTGGATGCAGCGCTTGACCTCGGAGTCGTACCAAGGGCTCCTCGGCTTTCCGTCCGGCCCGATGTACAGCCCGTCCGCCTTGACGGGATGTCTCGTCCAGTGGAGAACCACCTGATGCACGTTCGGCGAGTGGGCGACGTCGTAGAACGCGTTCCCGACTCCGTCAGGCGTCGAGTTGAAGATGCGGCTCTTGGTCGCATCGCGTGTCGATGCCAGCGCCTTGTAACCGGCGTCGACGTCGAAGGCCGCGAACTCGTCCATGCCGATCGCAGTACGACGGTCGCCACGCGCGACATCGCCCGTCGTGCTCTCGCCGTCGATCGCGCTGCCGTTGTCGTCGTTCGTGAGTCGCAGGTTCGTCCGAGTCATCCTCGGAAGGAGCCAGCCGGGCATGTTCTTGTGGAGGAAGTCGATCTTCCAGAAGAGCGACTTCGAGTTGCCCGGCTTGTCGACGTAGTCCTCGTTCCTGCTGACCAGAAGAAACGACTGTCCGTCCTTGAAGTGCCATCGCCACTCGAACAGGGTGCACAGCATCCAGCTTGCGCCCATGTCGCGGCTCTTCTTGATGCAGATGTCCCGGCGCCCGATCGACGCATCGAGATCGGCGAACACCTCGTCCTGAAACGGGTACGTGATGAACGGCACCGTCGGATCGTCTCGCCTCGGGTCGTACGTCCAGCAGAACGCGTTGACGTAGAAGAGGATGTCCTCGGAGCACATCCTGCGAAGCGCGGCCTGATCTGCCGCCGATGCCCGCGCCGCGCGGATCATCTCGATGCGCCACCTGAGGTTCTCGTCGAACCCCTTGGGGACCAGATGTATCCACTTTCCTACTTTCGCTTCCACTTGCCGACCTTCTCGGGGAGACGCTTCCCCTTGGGAGTCTCCTTCTCCCACCGCTTCGCCATCTCCGGCTCGTTCGCGTGCATCCAGCCGCGCTGTGCCTTGCTCTTGAACGGCATTGTTCCTCCTAGACGAGCGCGAGGATCTGCCCAAGCGCAAGATCGGACAGCAGTTCGTATCCCTGCGCGGACATGTGCACGTCGTACGATCCGTTTCCCTGCAGGACTCCGCTGTCGTAGAGGAGCATGAAGACCATCTTGTCGGCAGGGACAAGAGTGCCGAGGTCGATGAACAGCACATCCTGACTCGACGCGAACGTCGTGCGGCAGAGCGCGCGGATCGCGGAGAGGTCGGTGTCGCCGGCGTTCTTCACGTGGGAGACCATGGCGATGAAGCCGAGGTCCGCAGACGGATATCCGAGCGCGCTCCACGCGCTGCGCATGTTCGCGGCGAACGAATTGAAGTCGGCGACCCACGATGCAGGGGTCTGCGATCCGGCGTTCGCGCCGCCGTGGAAGCAGACGACGACCTTCCCTGTGCCGCCTGCGGCGATCTGGCGCGTCCTCGCCTCGCCGAGCCAAGTCTGAAGCGTGAGCGTGCCGACGTTCGAAGAGCCGACCGACACCTCGTTGACGGTTCCGCCGCCCCACCAGCAGAGCGGAGTCGAGGAGGTGCCGATCGACTGCCTGTACACGGACTGCAGGAGGAGGGCCGCCTTCGCGGACACTCCGTTCGCGCGCGAGTCACCGCCCCAGAGCGCGTACACCTGGTTGGTCCGGGTCGCCGCCGAAAGCGTCGCGGTCGACACCGCGATCTCATCCTGCGTTCCAACGAACGAGATCGTGGTCGTGTTTACCTTCGAGACGTTGTGCCACCAGTCGAGCTTGAGGTTGCCGCCGCCGCTGGCGAACTTGCCATGGACGAGGCGGTAGATCAGGGTGTTCGACACTCCGATCGGGCTGTCTGCGTCGATGTAGATGCCGGCGATCGAATCGTGGTAGCGGTTCCCGGTGTCCGAGTACCACGCATAGTCGATCGCAGCCTTGTCGTCGATGCTGTTCGACGTCGTGTACGTGTTGGTCGGGTAGTACGAGGGGCCGAACTGGAGCGATGTCTTGAACCGGTTCGTGATGAACGATGGACCGGCAATGTTTCCGCTCAACAACTGCTTGTCCGTGATGCCGTCGCTGTGCACGCCAGTGCTGCCGACTCCACCTCCGCCATGCACTCCGGCGCTCGGAAGACCAAGGTTGTCGCACTTGAACGTGAATCCCTGACGCTCGTCAGGACCAGATCCGTTCTGGTGGAACGGATACAAGGGCGACGCATACACCGGCGCACCCTGCTTCCACATCGCGAACTGGAACGCATCGCACCAGCCCTGCGTCTTCGACGATCCGCTTCCACCAAGGAACGAGGTGTTCGAGTCCCCTACCCACAGCAGGTCAAGCGACTTCGTGCCGGCGACCGCGTCGCGGAACATCGACGCCACCACGCGCGACCCAACCACGGACAAAGGCTGATTCGGGCCGACAAGGGCCCAAGAAGCCGACGACGACGTGCCGGCATTCACATGCAGCGCGCCATTCGACGTGTCCATCCACAGCGCACCCTTCGAATACCCGGATGCACCAGTGGACGGCGCAGACGAAGTCACGGAGAACATCTTCCCCTGCGCGTTCTGAGACTCGTTCATCTCCGAGATCAGGTTGTGCGCAGACATGTCAGCTCCCCTTCCGCTTCTTGCGTCCAAAGTCCGACTTCATCGCACGCCAAGACTCCTCGCTCACCGTCGTCCTCGACTTCGGTCGCGATGTCCCGCTTGCCTTCCGGGCATTGATGTTCGCGTACAGGCCACGCTTCGCCATGGTCAACCACCATTCTTGAAGTCAGGATACCCAAACCTCTTCATGAACTCCAGCAGATCCGCCTCAAGGATCCTCCGGTGCGTGCTCCCCGGAAGACGGTGGCACCGCAACCTCCCGTAGTTGCACAGGCGCATCACGTACTCCGGAGAACAGCCAAGACGCTTCGCCGCCTG